TTTATTTTAACTATTTATTTTAACTATTTATTTTAACTATTTATTTTAACTATTTATTTTAACTATTTATTTTATATCTAAATTAATAATTTTTAATTATTTTATTTTTTTCTTCTTTATTATTATAAATATAAACATAATGAATTTCACAATGAGCGAATTGATAAAAAGAGCAGTAAAATATTTGATTGAAGGTTTAATGGTTGCTATTGTTGCTTTTGTTATTCCACAAAAGCAATTAAAATTTGAAGAAATAGCAATTATTGGGTTGATGGCGGCTGCGACATTTTCCATATTAGATACATTTATTCCATCGATGGGTGTTTCTGCTCGCTCAGGCGCTGGTTTTGGTATAGGTGCTAATTTAGTAGGCTTCCCTCGTATGGGCTAAAATACAATTTTTTAGAAAATTGTAGTTGTAGTACATATAAAATAATTATTTTAATATATTATTTTAATAATTATTTTATATATTAAAATATATTAGACTATGGCATTTACCCGATTTTATGATGACCCTTGTAGAATTCAAAAATATTTAGAAGAAACTACTAACATAGGAAATTATAGCTTAAATGTTCCCGGAAATGGAGAGAAACCATTACTAATAAATGACCCACATATTAACATGCAAAAATGGGGTGCTAATTTATCGCAAAACAAAACTGATTTAGAAAGTGAATTACATTTATTACATAGAAAATTAAACAAAGATAGTATTAGTGAAAATAATTATGTAGACTATTTAAACACTAATCCACTATATAGTCAAAATAGTTATAGTGTAAATAATGAAGAAATAACAGCTCAGTCACGAGCAACACATCCGGCGTGGATATATAGAGAAATTAATCATTTTGCTAGCGAACAATCTATTCCAAATAATTTCAATTATTTGCACTTAGACCCACAAGAAAATATATGTATTCCTTTTCATAATAATATTAGCTCTCGAATAGTCCAAAAAGATTATTATCAATTAAACAATAATTTTGATGTTCAACGAAGAATAACAAACTAAGTAAACTAAGTAAACTAAGTAAACTAAGTAAACTAAGTAAACTAATTTATAAGAATTGTTATTTAATATATTAAATATATAATAATATTTTTAATATATTATATAAAATACTATGGCCGCTTTAGCAATACCTATAGTATTATTAGGAAGTATATATATATTATCAGAACAAGAAAAAAAAGACGCACATAAACAAAATAACATAACTGACAAAAATTTAAGAAGAGAATTTTTTACAGATAATAATTTGAATGAAGGATACACTAATTATAATGATGCAAATATTGTAGATTTAATAGCTACAAACAACTCGAACAATGACCCAGTAAATAATTTTGCTAACCCAAATCAACAAACCGATAATTATTTTATTGCCAATTCAACAAATATATTAAGACAACCTGCGAAAAATATTAATTTGATGTCGGGACAACAATCTAATAGTAATGATTTTAAACATAATAATATGAAACCATTTTACGGCGCAAAAATTCGCGGCTCTATTGCCGATATTAATTTAACAGAGTCTATATTAGATTCAAAACAAGGTTCAGGAAGTCAAAATTATTCTAAATCAGAAGTTGCGCCATTATTTAATCCATCTGAAAATGTGAATCTCCCTAATGGAACACCTAACAATAGCGATTTCTTTCAGTCCCGTATGAACGAGTCTATGAAAATGTCAAATGTGACTTTGTGGGAACAACAAAGAGTTGGTCCGGGTCTCGATTTAGGATATGGTTCTCAAAATAGCAATGGACTTAATACTGGTGGTGTTGAAGGAAGTCATGGTTTTAACTCGGGTATGATGGCACGAGAGGCATGGATGCCTAAGTCGGTAGATGATTTAAGAGTTGAAACTAATCCTAAAATGATTTATAATTTAGACGGACATCAAGGTCCCGCAATTTATCCCGTTAAGATGCAAGGTCCTAATAATAAAATAGGGGTTGTTGAAAAACACTTGCCCGACAAATCATATGAATCGGGTCCTACACGTTGGTTTACTACAACAGGAGTTGAACAAGCACCCCCTATTAGAAGCACGCAAGTCATTCCAATGGAAAATAGAATTAGCACAACACGTGAATATTATGGCGGAACATCAAATACTGAATCAGGTCGCGCTTCATATATTAAACAAGATTTTGAAGATTCAAAAAAACAATCGCTAGGCGACCTACCCATTATAAACGCTAGCGCTAGTGGCACAAATGGCGCTGGACCAAATGATTATGGACACAATAGTTATGTTAATTACAATAACAATAGAAGCACAGACAAAGGGTCAACAGATTTTGGCGGAGTATATGGTATGCTAAAAGCCTCTGTTGCGCCGGTATTAGATATTTTTAGGCAAACACGAAAAGAAAATGCGATTGGTAATTTACGCCAAACCGGTAATGTTAATGGATTAACACCAACAGGTCATTTATTTAATATTAATGATAAAACAAAAGTAACAAATAGAGAAATGACAACCTCTAAAATAGACCTAAATTATGTAAACGTTCAAGGACAAAATAACACTGGTAATGCTTATCAAGTAACACAGCACCAGAATTATGACAATCAAAGAACAAGCACAAATATTGAATATATTGGTTCTGGAAATGCTTGCGGAACCGGCTTAAGACCATATAATAACGCATATGCTCAACAAAATAATGTCAATAAAACTTACGAATCGCGCACTAATCAAGGTCATATGAATTTGTTTAATAATTATAATAATTCTACAACTACTCGTAATGAGTCTATGCTCCAGCAAAACAGAGGTCATATAAATAATGGCGGTCCAAATGTTACGCCGTCGGTTGATTTTATGGGGCAAGTAAATGGAATACAAAGCTATGACCAAAACTTTAACAGTTCACGCATGGATGAATCATTATTGTCTGCCTTCAAAAGCAATCCATATACTAAATCTTTATCTAGTGTTGCCTAAAGTTTACGAAAAAAAGTTTACGAAAAAGTTGTTAGTTTATAAAATGTATTAATTAATATATAAATTATGTATAGTAATTAATATTTCTTATAAATTACAAGAAATGTATTATAAATAGGATAGTTATGGCAAACTATAATAATAGTAGTTTTATTTTTTTAAGTAATATTATTATAATAATATAATTTGCTTAACGATTTATTTTCTGCCTCGTCGTTTTTTTGTCTTTGAATTGTCGTGTTTAACCCAACCAAATTTGCCTTTTTGGGTAAAATAACCCGCTTTTTCTAAACGTTTTTCACGTTTAGCGCGATTATATACTTTTCTTGATACTACGTGACCGCGCTTATTCATTAATAAATCAGGCTTTTTAAGATTGCCTTTTGTTTTGTATGCTGTGCCGTGCCAAACTTGAGCGCGCGAGCCGTTTAATACTTGATATTTATGTCCGTTAATATGATACATGTTGTCAGCCGATTTCATATGTTTTTTAACCATTTTTATATAGTATTATGAGAAAATAATTATTTGCTAAATTAATTAGTTAATTATTTTTGAAATTATTAGAAATTAGAAATTATTAGAAATTATTAGAAATTATTAGAAATTATTAGAAATTATTAGAAATTAGAAATTAGTTAGTTTATAAACATTAAAATAATAATAACTATTAAATATTAAATATTAAATGTCAAATAGAGACTATAATAAAATAATTAGCACAATTAATAGTGTTTCAAGAGACTACACTTATAGTCCTGATCCGAATAATTTAATATGTATTGATACTTCTAATAACAGAATAGGTATTAATACATTATACCCCGAAGAGTCTTTACATATAAGCGGTGGAGATATAAGTGTAAATAGTATTTATGCGGATTCTGTATTTGCTGGAAGCTATAGTTCCAGTCAAGAAGGTTCTATTAGTGTAACGAATGTAAATGCTAGCACTATTAATAGTACTATTGTCAATGTGTCTAATACATTAGATATTAGCAATGGACGTATTAAAGCAAACTATATTGATATAAGTAGCATATTAGACATTAGTAAAGGAAACATAATTAGTAAACATATTAGTAGTACTACTATAGACATTAGTAGCACATTAGATATTAGTAAAGGAAACATTATTAGTAATAAAATTAGTAGTGTTAACATTGACATTAGTAGCACACTAGATATTAGTAAGGGTCGTATTAAAGCACAAATTATAGATGTTAGTGTTATTAATGTTATTTCGCTATTAGATAGCAGTCAAGGACGCATTAACGCACAAACTATTGATGTTAGTGTTATTAATGTTACTTCGCTATTAGATAGCAGTCAGGGGCGCATTAAAACAAAAACTATTGATGCTAGTGCTATTAATGTTACTTCGCTATTGGATATTAGTCAAGGACGCATTAATGCACAAACAATAGATGTTAGTGTTATTAATGTTATTTCGCTATTAGATAGCAGTCAGGGTAGCATTACAAGTAAAGCTATTGATGCTAGCGCTATTAATGTTTCTTCGCTATTAGATATTAGTCAGGGTCGCATTAAAGCAAAAACACTAGATATTAGTTCTATAGCTGTTTCTTCGTTATTAGATATTAGTAGAGGAACAATACTTGCACATACTATAACTGGAAGTGCTATTACTATTAATGCTAATGCTGTTAGTAGCGGTAATATTGTTAATATTGATACGGGCTCTAATGTTAGTGGAATTACTATTAGTATTACAAATGTAGATGGAAATGCTATTAATATTAATAATACTAGAGTAGCAACTACACAACATATTAAAAGTGCTATTCCAACTGGTTTAATTATAGCGTATTATTATACTGATATACCACCAGGTTGGGTTTTGTGTGATGGTAGTAATAATACACCCAACTTAACAGGTAGGTTCATATTAGGGGCATCAACTTCATCTGTTGGTGCTCCTCCTCTATCCTCATTGTTGAGTCAGAGAACAATAGGGGACGAACCCACTGGCGCAGAGGCTGTTAGTCTAACGATATATCAGATACCACAGCATACCCATGGAGGTCTAATTTCACATATTGCCAACAGCCAAGCAGGCATAAACCAAGGTAACGAGGATGCTGCTGATTCTCCTGCGCAGCCTTATCCTTCTTATAGTTCTACAACTAATCCCACAGGAAACAATGCTTCCCATAATAATATGCCCCCATATTATGTATTAATATATATAATGAAAACAGATTTTTATGATTTTACTTATAATTAAATGTGCCCAAAGCACCATTATTTTTGTAAGTCATTAATATTGGAATGAGTGATTCTCTAGCAACAATAACTTAGGCACTATCTAATAATGGTGGTTCTCTTATATTATACAGTATTATATATTTGTTAATTTTGGTTTTAATGATTATGCATTGCCTCCATTAACATCAAAAAGAATAAGATATCTGGAGTCTGGAACAAATAGTATTAATATGCAAGCTGTAAATAATATAGGAACTTCGCTTTTTTCTAATTCAATTACTATAACGATTAACTAATTAGCATATAACATAACAACTATAATATAAATTAATTTATATTATTTTCCTAATAATTTTATATAAGCGTTATTTATTTTCATTATTATTAGTTATTTTACCATTATTAAAATAGTTATTGTCTATAACTATATTAATAATTATTATGTCAAATAATAATGACTATAATAAAATTGTTAACACAATTAATAGCGCTTCACGTGACTATGATTATAGTCCTGATCCCAATAATTTAATATGTATTGATACTTCTAATAATAGAATAGGTATTAATACATTAGATCCAACATGTTCTTTACATATAAGTGGTGGAAATATAATAGTAAATAATATATTTAGTTCCTCTATAAATGCTAATACTTATTTTTATAGGAATTTTAACAATTATAATGATTTTGTAGAAGATTCTATTAATGTTACGAATGTAAATGCTAGCAATGTTAATAGTACTATTGTCAATGTGTCTAATACATTAGATATTAGTAATGGTCGTATTAAAGCAAATTATATTGATATAAGTAGCATATTAGACATTAGTAAGGGAAATATAATTAGCAAAATTATTTATAGTACGACTATAGATATTAGTAGCACATTAGATATTAGTAAAGGAAATATAATTAGTAATAAAATTAGCAGTGTTAACATTGACATTAGTAGCACACTAGATATTAGTAAGGGTCGCATTAAAGTACAAACTATAGATGTTAGCGTTATTAATGTTACTTCGCTATTAGATATCAGTCAAGGACATATTAACGGTAAAACAATAGACGCCAGTTACATATCGCTAAGTGCCTTATTGGATATTAGTCAGGGGCGCATTAAAGCACAAACTATAGATGCTAGCGCTATTAATGTTACTTCGCTATTGGATAGCAGTCAGGGACGCATTAAAGCACAAATTATAGATGTTAGTGCTATTAATGTTAGTTCGCTATTAGATAGCAGTCAAGGACACATTAAAGCACAAACTATTGATGTTAGTGTTATTAATGTTAGTTCACTATTAGATATTAGTCAGGGTCACATTAAAGCACAAACACTAGATATTAGTTCTATAGCTGTTTCTTCGCAATTAGATATTAGTAGAGGAACAATACTTGCACATACTATAAGTGGAAGTGCTATTACAATTAATGCTAATGCTGTTAGTAGTGGTAATATTGTTAATATTAATATTAATAATACAAATATTACAGGAATAAATATTAATACAAGTCTAAATGGAAATGCTATTACTATTAATAATGTTAGAGTAGCAACTACACAACATATTAAAAATGCTATTCCAGTTGGATTAATTGTGGCATATAATTCTATTACTAATATACCATATGGATGGGCTCTATGTGCTGGACATCCCTATCCCGATTTAAGAGGTAGGTTTATATTAAATACTGGTTTATCTAATAGAGCTTTCCGTACTTCTGGTGGTGAAGAGAATGTGCTATTAACGACAGACCATCTACCACGCCATGAACATGATTATACCATAAACTATCTTCCTAATTGGCCGGCTTGGCAATCAACCGGTGGTGGTATTACGTCTATTGATTGGGGCTCATACGAGAGTAATGATACCTTGTATACCACAGCTACGGGAGTGCAGTCTCCTTATCACAATAATATGCCCCCGTTTTACGTATTAGTATATATAATTAAAACAAATGACTATAATTTTGATTATTAATGGTACTTAATATTACTTCTATAATCATAATCATAAATATACACGGCTGAATATTTTGGCATTTAGCATATTGAATTAAAATAATTGGTTATTTTGCCATTATTATAATAGTTATAGTCTATAACTATTATAATAATAAGTATGTCAAATAGTGACTATAATAAAATTGTTAGCGCAATTAAGAGTGTTTCAGAAGACTATACTTATAGTCCTCCATCAAATAATTTAATATGTATTGATAGTTCTAACAATAGAATTGGTATTAATACACTAGAACCCAGATGTTCTTTACATATAAGTGGTGGAGATATAATAGTAAATAATATATATGCTGGGTATATAGGTTCGGCTATGATTACAACTAATTTAGGTGGTTCTATTAGTGTAACGAATGTAAATGCTAGCACTATTAATAGTACTATTGTCAATGTGTCTAATACATTAGATATTAGCAATGGACGTATTAAAGCAAACTA